GGCGGACCTCGTGAAAATTATGTGAACCTAATATATGTTAGTGATAGTTGTTATATTATTACTTGTAAGTTCTCTGGTAACCGGTGTGTACTTCACTATGAATAAATCAACACCGGTACAGGACAATCCTACATCACCCCCACCAGTTCAGACCCAGTCCCATACTCCGACCACGTCTCCAACACCATACCCAAAGGCAAAAACTATAAAAGTGGGGAAAACTGACCTTATTTCGAAGTGGGAGAATCGGCACATAAATTTAATGGAAGTCTACGTGTACGGTAAAGATGGTAAGAATATTGCATTGAAAAAGCCCATTGCCAGTAATACACCCGGTTACAAAGATTGGGTGTCTAAATTTAATGATGGAGACGACATGACCTTGGGTCACACTGGAGGTGATAAAGAAGATGACACTCAACCACAAAGACAGTCGTTTGAGATTGATTTGGGGTCTATGCAGGAAATTCATAGTGTTGTTATAGTCGATCGATTGGGGTATCCAGGGCGTTTAGATAAACTCAAGGTTATGTTATTGGACGATGATCTACAAATGGTCACTAAGACGAGTAACCTTACAGTAGAACAAGCCCAAAAAGGTTCTAAACATAAATACGACTTCGGTACAAAGAAGTGGACAATAGAACCCGTAGACTGTGTGGGTAAATGGGGTCCGTGGTCCTCGTGTTCTGCAACATGTAACTTGACTGGTGAAGATAGTGTTGGTACCCAGAAGCGTGATTGGATTATACTTAGAAAGGCTGAGAATGGCGGTAAGGCGTGTGTATACGACATTAACAAAGATGGATATAAGAAATGTAAGGGGAGCAGTGGTAGTTGGACTGGGTGGTCGGGATGCAGTAGAAGATGTGGAACGGGAAGTTCAACTAGAAAGTTTATTGTGAAAACGAAGGGTGATGATGGTGGTTCAACATGTCCGGGTGGTGCCAATGGTAAGACTGAGAGTAAAAAATGTAATACCCATGGTTGTCCAGCTAGGTTCGTTCATAAAGGTTATAATTTATGTGGTAGGTGGGAAGATAAGTGGGGAAACTGTGACAATGAATGTTGGTCACGTGGTTGGTGTAAAGCATACATGCGCGGACGGGACGGAAGATGTAGATTGTATGATAACGATCGTCATTGTGGGAACCCACCATGGGATTGGTCTGGTGCTAAAGTACGAAATCCTAACTATTATACACCATAAATAATATCAGTATACTTTAAGATGTTCTACATCATAGCGGGTATAATTGTGTTTTCAATGATCTACGAGAAGACTGTTAGGTCGGAGGAGGTGGATGTTTCTAAAAACTTCTACCTGAGCCATGGTATGTCTAAGAAGATGTACAACCGGATGAGGGGGGACGGGGTTTCCGGTCAGGAGTTAAAAAAGTTCGTGCAATTGGAGGATAGGTTTCTCCAAGTTGAACGAAATTCAGTGTGTTCGGGGATGCCCCGCTTCATCGATGCCCTTACAATTTCAGATGTAATAAAACGAACCTTCCCAAAGTATGATTTTTCCTATCACATGATACATCTCAAACAAACCGCCGAACCTGAAAAGATTATAAACAAGAGCATAAAGTGCTGATCATCTTCTTGTGCTTCGGGCTATCAATTCTGGTATAATTGTCCAGAACATACATAATCAATCTATTATCATCCTTCCTGTAATAGTCGTTAAACTCTATTTCAAGTAGGCTCTTACGGTCTTTACCGTTTCTCCCAATTCTAATATAGTCGGCTGCCACATAGATTATGCCATCTAGAAATTCCTCCCTAGCCATCTCCATCCAAGAGTTTGTACGGGTCCCCCATGTCCGTGTATCATCATTTACCCGTACACCGTGATTATACTTTCTCAACCCTAGTTCCAGCCGGGAAAGAAGTTCTTCCGCGGGCGGCTTTGGCGACAGTATTCCACTTCTTTCGTGCATTATTTACATTCATGTTAGCTCTAAACTTTAACCAATATTTTCTATAGTCATCCAACTTCTTTTTGGTTGGGGGGTTCTTTTGGTTCATGGCGTAGTTTGCAACCGCGCGACGGTATGAACTTTTCAAGTTATTGGCGATACCTGTAACGTTTGCGGTGTTCATGTAAAACTTCTTTTCGAGTTCCTTCTTTCTCTGCATTTTCCACTGAGAAACCATATTCTTTTTGATGGCATCAACATCCTTCTTGAAAGGTACACCCTTTTTGTTAACCTTTGAAATAGAGTTTATTTCCTTCTTAACATTCCTCACATCCTGGTTCAGAGAAGGTTTATATCTCTTCATCCATTTGTCCCCATAAAGTTTGGTGAGATCCTTTCGGATAGAGTTATCATTGAGCCGTCTCTTCCTAAGAGCGTTTTGTTGAATCAAAGTCCGCTCCAAATTTGCCGCAAAGTTGTTATTGTTATTGTTATTGTTGCTATTTGGGGACTTTGGCTTTGGCTTTGGCTTGGCGAGTTCGTTCCGAGCCTCCTCAATCTTCTTACATATAGAAACTTTGGTTTCTTTAGGGTCTATGGCTATGTTTAGAATAGTCGCGACACGGATGAGTTCCTTTTTGGGATAATCGATGCACGTTTTTTTACCAACGCGGAATTTAGAACCTGTACCCGTGAGACGCACATTTTTACCACTGTTCTTAAACGTGACGTTCTTTTTGTTATTTTTTGCTTCTATCTTTTTACATATCTCCACCTTCGATGTTTTTTTGGTTATGTCTACGATACCCATCTTTTTGGCCATGTCTAGGAGTTCCGCCTTTTTGAGACTCACACACCTCTTCGCACCAATCATGAACACGAGGGCGCGGGTTTGACGCCCACGTGGTTTGGTCGCTTTGGTGGGTCGAGCACGGGGCATTGTGATTTTCGTCGCCGTCTTTTGAGCCTTTTTGGGGAATACACCTGTCACATTGATGAGACTATTTCGATATAAAATCTGAATAAGTTCCCCACCTGCATTGTAGGCCTCCATCATGTCCTTGGGATTCTTGGCTCCCGAAATCTGTATGTTTCCAGATTTGGACAGAATGAACTTATGATTCTTGAATGTCATATACAAGAAGGGAGCCAACTCGGGTTCGTAGGAAACGTAGGATATTTCATACTTATTTTGAAGTCTCGCAACTTTCACCATATCCGTGAATATACCATTGAACATAAAGGTTCCACTGAGATTGTTGTACTCAAATGGATTGTACAAGAATTGTTGTTTTTCTGTATACTTGTCTATGACGAAATTTCGAATAAGCTCAGCTTGATTGGAAATATCACTTCCAACGAAGCCCCCTGAAAACCGAATCTTACCGTTTCTATAGATGTTCACGGTGCCTCCCTTAGATTCCACATCATTAGAGATTTTCAATTTGATTTGGACTGTAGAAAAGTTTAGGTTTATATTTCCCTTTGGTCCGTAATTTTTTGTGTGAGAAAACCCAGTCTTAAATTGACCGTACACACCGCGAAGGTCTTCGGTGTCTACATAAAGACCTTCACCAAGGGGAGTTCGACCAACTGGTGGTCGCATAAGTATGGCTTTAAGATCTACACGATTACCTGGTCCAAAATTCCTGTTTACAGTGGCATTAAACATGCCTAAATTTAACTTACTCAGAGTGACGGGTACAACTTCTGGCGCACCCACCTCATTCAAAAAATTTTTCATTCTATTTTCGTTATTCATAAATTCAGAAAATTCACCATAGTTGGCATTGTTTACAATGTTTCTTTCTAGACGGGGAGGGAAAGAAGTATTACTTGATGTGATCTCAACACCAGAACTTCGTATAAATTCCTTGGCCTGTTGGCTCATATTACTATTGGTGAGTATTTTTTTTTAAAAGTTGTCTGAGAACTCCACGGCGTCTTCGGAGATTACATCCAACCCATATATAATTGGCTGCTTGGGGTAGGTCCTACCCTTGTAGGTAACAACTTCGTCCCTGACTTCAATTTCCCTAGAACTGAACGGACCGGCGTAAAAGTCCTGGTTGAATTTGGGCTTCCCGAGGTTGTTGGCTTGGCAGTGTTGATTGAACACCACTATAAACATCTTCTGTGGGACGAATAGGTCTGCACCAAAGTTGACGTTTGTAGACTCTAGGAAGTTCGTGAGGGTACTCGCAACCATCGCCACCTGTTTCTGTATCTTCTTGAAGTAATCTGGTACCACATTCCAAATGTCTTTGTCGTTAAACTTTTTGGAATAGTCGTGGTAGGCCCTAATGCACTTGTACAAAATGATGGGTAACTCCTTGTCAAGCTTCTTGTCCAACTGGGGGTCTGCATCCTGAACCTGTTTACTGAAGTTCCAGGGTAGAATGCGGCGGAGAACAGAACCGGAGTTATCCTTCCAGTTTGGGACTTCGTTACCACCCAAGACCCCTGGGACTTTCCACTCAAACGACATGGCAGTCTTGTTCTTCACCGCGATGGAAACATCTTCCCCCGAAACGATGGACTGGAACTCCGCCTGTTCTAGGGCCAGGTCACCTTTGACCTCTGGGGCGATGAACATGAAGGAGTCCTTGATCGCCGAGAGTCCAAACTTCTTCTCGATGTTGTTCGAGAGGGTCCCGACATCTTCACTCTCGTAGAACTTCTTGAACACCTTGGTGATGAGGGTGGACTTTCCAGATCTCGCGATACCCTTGAAGAATGGGATAACCTGCCACGAATCCATATCGTTCACATCGAAGCAGAGCCGACCACCCATGACATAGGCCCAATTGCAAACCTCCTCCTCGAATTTCTGGTACCTCAGTACACTATCAAAGTAGGGGGTTGGGATGTCCTGCCACCTTTCGACATCCGGGAAGTCATCAAACTGCTGGTCAAAGTACTTACACGCCACAATGGTGGGGTCGAGGCACATGAACTCTTTACTCTTGTAGGGATAGAACCGACAATCGTACACATCTTCCGCGATGTACTGTTTACCAACGAATACACCGTTTCTAAAGGACCAAACGTGACGTCTCTTCTCAATCTGTGGAAATTGGTGATCGACACACTTTGACACATTTTCAATTACATCCCTGAACACTGAACCTCTACTCGTGAAGTTTTTCCAGTTGTTGAAGTCGTCATCCTTCTGTGAGAGGGAGTGTACAAAGTCCTCGATAGTAAACTTTGGGTTCCATGCACGTGTTCGAAAGCCTTCGATGGTCTTAATTTCTTCACAGCAGAATCCCTTGTATCTCCTGTACCCGGACTTATAGGTTTGGTCAAGAGTGTAGAGCAGGCATTTCTGGAAGGGGGTGGCACTTTCAATCTCGTCTTCATCCATAGTGGAGGGATCTGCACTTGTGACAATTTGGGGCATCGCAGTGGGGTTGACGACACGCTCAAAGGATGTATAATGCCGTCGGATATTTTCATACCCATCATTTACCTGTTTGAAAATATTATTGACCCTTTTAATGATGGGAACTTCAATGTCGTCCGATTCCTTTTTGTGAACACCGATTTCCCTGATATAGTTCTTCAGGTCAGAAAGAAATCTCCGATGTCTATTTTTGATGTCTTTGATCGCGAGTATATCTATCCTCGAGGGATCTGGGTTACCTTCAACACTGAAATTATCTGGGTGAATGAACTGTCTGTACCCCAACTCACGGGCGTTCCTGTAATCACCCGTCCTCAGATCCCACCGAAATTCTAGGGAGTCAACGGTCCTATATATTTGTTCCAAGTTCATCGAACGGATTTGTTGCTTATGAAGTTCCGACAACGCTTCATAAGTATTAGGTTCCTTGTCGATGAAGTGGGTTTCTTCCATTTCTATTTACTATACTTTATTCCTTAAGCATTTTGAAGTTTGCTCAAAATTTTTATGAGTATTTTATTTTGGTTCTGTAGTTGAAGACCAATGTTGACTAGGGCTGTACATACTGTATCCCCTTCTGGGGTAGCGAGTAGAGAACCCATAAATTCCGCCATGTCAATTCCCTCTTCAATTCCCTGATCTTCGAAAAGATCTTCCTCCTCTTCGGTTTCCGTGTCGGATACAATTTCTCCCTCTTCGATCTCAATTTCTTCTTCAGGCTGTGACGACATTTAAACTTGACTGAGAAAAATTGGATCGCGAAATTTCGCAGAATTATTTTCTCTGTATATAGTACAACAACTCTCAAAATGGCCGGTGGTCTCATGCAACTCGTAGCGTACGGCGCCCAGGATGTTTACCTTACCGGTAACCCTGAGGTGACCTTCTTCCAGGCGAAATACAAGCGCCACACCAACTTCGCGATGGAGAACATCGAGCAGACCGTCAACGGTACCGCCTCCGGTGGTGGCCGCGTGTCCGTCACCGTTGCGCGCAACGGTGATCTCGTCGGTGACATGTACCTCGAACTCGAATCGTCGGCGGCCGACTCCAAGGTCGCGTGCTGGGTCGCGGAGCGTGCGATCAACAACGTTGAGCTTTCCATCGGTGGTCAGCGCATCGACAAGCACTACCAGAAGTGGTGGCGCATGTACTCCGAGCTTTACTTGGATGAGTCTAAGAAGCTTGCGTGGGGTAAGATGACCACCGCGGCGGACACAAAGACTGTCTACCTCCCCCTCATCTTCTTCTTCAACCGCAACCCAGGTCTCTACCTCCCCCTCATCGCCCTCCAGTACCACGAGGTCCGCATCGACTTCGACCTTGCGTCCGACTTCGGTACCTACCTCTACGCCGACGTCTTCAAGGTATGGGCGAACTACATCTACCTCGACACCGAGGAGCGTCGTCGCTTCGCCCAGAAGGGCCACGAGTACCTCATCGAGCAGGTGCAGCACACTGGTGTCGACACCGTCGATTCCACCAAGCAGGTCCGCCTCTCCTACAACCACCCCGTTAAGGAGCTCGTGTGGTGCTTCTCCAAGCCAGCTGCGGTGAGCTCCCTGTGGAACTTCACCACGCGTTCTGACAGCGCGAACGTCGTTATTGAGTCCGACCAGACCATCGCGGCTTCCAATGCGTTCGTTGCCCCAGCTGCGCAGGGTTCCCCCCTCCTCAAGCTCGGCACCGATGGTGGTAACGAAATCTATTCGGAGGAGGTCGCCGGTCCCCTCGATACCTTCAAGCTTGTCCTCAACGGCCAAGACCGCTTCAAGGAGCAGAAGGGTAAGTACTTCAACCAGGTCCAGGCCTACCAGCACCACACTGGCGCCCCCTGCCCCGGTATCTACTCGTACTCCTTCGCGCTCAAGCCAGAGGAGCACCAGCCAACTGGTACCTGCAACTTCTCGCGCATCGACAACGCGCAGGTTGCGGTCACCCCAGTTGCGGTGCAGAATGGAGCGACCTCCATGCACATGTTCGCGACCAACTACAACGTCCTCCGCATCCAGTCGGGTATGGGTGGCCTCGCGTTCTCCAACTAAATTGCTCGTTTAACAACCATTAATTTCAAATCTCAAATTTTAAGATACCCAAATATCTTAAAATGTGATGGCTATAGGTCAAACCTACGCTATCGGAAGACAGCTGAGAAAAAACCATGTATGGAGAATGCTGACGCACTTTCCTGTACAAGATGTTTAGGGTGTCCATATAATAACTTTTTTAGGCCTGATAGAATCACCGCGAAGACGAACCAGGACGAAG